CGCTAAGCATAATATGGTCTTTACTACTGATAAGAAAGATGGAGAAGGTACTTCCATGTTAAAAATAACGAAAAGTACTACCAGATCTGACGTTACATTTTGTAAGAGGGGTTGGGTCTGGAATGATAAATATAACCGCTGGGTGATGGCACTTGATTTGCAGTCGCTTTGGGGTAGTCTTTATTATAGTGATAATAATATGTCTGAATACAAGCAAGTTGTTGATAATTTCTTTAAGGAACTCTCTAATTGGGGAGTAGATATCTTTGAGGAATATTCCAGATCTGTTGATATGTGTGTGTGGAAACATTATCGTTACCGTTCACCCTATTCTATATATGATTTAGCAATAGCCGCTAATGTAGGAGGACTTAATGACACAGTAGCTAGGAGTGTTGCTCCTGTGTTTATGAACAGAGACTTCTCTGCTGAGAGTGAGAAGGAAGTGGGAGAATGCATGGACCTCTTGCGTTCTTTCGAGAAATATGAGGTGTCCTTGAGGGATGACCGCCCAATAGGACTAAAATTGGTTTCTATCGAATTAAATAATATTAAAGAAAAGATGGCTGATAGTAAGCTTCCTGACCCCGCTGGTGCTTCGCGAGGGAAGGAGATAATTAGAGAAGTACAATCGATGATGGACCCTGTTATAAGTAAAGAAAACAAATTGACTACTACGTTTGTTAATGATGGGTCTATAGAAGGTGAAACGGGAGGAGCACCTTTGAGGATAGATGAATATTCTCATAAATTCACTGACATTATAGAGTTCTTAGCTAGACCTAAGGCGATACAAAGTGATCAGTGGACTACCTCTGCTGTTGCAAATCAAGATCTATACTCTTATGATATTGGACCTGAATTATTAGCCTCAACAACGCTAGTAAACAAGATGTCCGGTTACAATCTAGTAAGAGCAGATGCCGAGATTGAACTTGTGGGTAATGCCAACAATTTTCAACAAGGCTTAATGAGATTGCACTATATACCACAATTTACAGACAGATTCTCATCTGATTCTGAAAATCAACTCTTAATACAGAAGACACAACATTTAGGTTCTAATTATAATTGTAGAGATACGTCTACTACTCTTACTATTCCTTATGTTGCTCCCACTCATTATTATGATATTACAGATCAATATTATGACTGGGGTAGAGTTTTCTTAACAGTGATAGCTCCTCTGAAGACTGAACCTAGTGTAGGTTCTCAGAGTGTCTCTTACACTATTTGGTTGAGATTTAAGAACGCACAGTTTGCAGCTCCTTGTGTTGCTACTATGGACAAAGAATCTAAGTTAATGTCGGAAAGACCCATATCTACCGCTCTTGCCTCAGCTGGCAAGATTGCAGGAAAGTTAGGTGAGATTCCGCCCTTAGCAAGTTACTTGAAACCTTTGTCGTGGTCTCTTGATACTGCATCTAGATTAGCTTATACTTTGGGTTATTCTAAACCTTTGCAGAATGATAGAATTCAAGTAATTAAAGAACAAGAAAATAGGTATTCAGCAGTGGCTGAAGGTCCTGACGTTGCAGTCGAATTGGGTTTGTGTTCAAATAACAGTGTTAGTATTATGCCTATAGCTTCAGTTAGACCTCATGTTGATGAGATGTCTTTTGAATTTTTAAAGTAAAGATGGTGTATGTTTAATACTCTTAATGTTAATACCACTACTACTGGTGTTGTAGCTACTTATGAAATAGCTCCCTTGCAGTTTTATCAACAAGGTTCTTCTACTTTTGGAACTGATGTTTATACTTACAGATGTTATCCTCCAGCTTGCCATTTGGCATACTTATTCAATCAATGGAGAGGTAGTGTTAAATTGAAGTTTTTAGCTGTAAAGACCCAGCTGGTTACTGCCAGATTTTCTATCCAGTTTAACAATGCTACTACATCAATTGGTACTGAGGATGAGAATTTCACAGCTCCTAGGTATATTTGGGATATTGCTTCTTCAGATAGTATTGTTGTAGAATGTCCTTGGATGATAGCTCAGAATTATTTGGCTATGAATGAACCATCTGGTAATTTAACATTTTCAGTGCTCAATGAACTTAAGGTTAATGCTTCATGTGCTGACAACATTGATATACTAGTTTATGTTTCTTTTGGTACTGACTTTGAGTTGGAGGCTCCTATCTCAAGTGCACCTAATCCTATATTTGTGCTACCTGCTAGTGATAATGTAGTTGATGATCAAATTATGGGTAATCAGGTTATTTCTGATAGTTCTACTAAGTATGCAGAAGTGGGTGTTGGTGAACACTTTAACACGGTTAAACAGATTATTTCGAGATATAATACCGTGCCTGGGACTTCTACACTTAGTGCTTCCGTTAGTGTTAATCCGTATTTCTTTTCTGCTGTCAGTTCTAATGCTACAACTGGTGCTTATGCACATCCTACTTATGGAGGTGATGTTCTTAGCTATGTAGGATTGATGTATGGAGCTTACAGAGGATCACTTAAAGTTGGTACTGTAGTTGCCAACTCTTCTTATCCATTTCAATGTTCTTTGAGGAATTCTAGTACTTCTAGTAAATATGTAGATTCCACTTATAATCCGTTTACAGGGGTTAACTGGCATGTGCCAGGTTCAGGTCCACCACTCAACATGGGGTGTACTACTGTTAGAGGGAGCTCAGTTTATGTTCGAGTTCCTTACTATGTTGATACTCTATTTTCTACGTTGTTTCCGACTATTACGGATATTGCTAGTACTCATCCAGATCAGCCCTATGTGTGGGCTAATATGTTTACTACAATTCCTAATACGGACTACGTGTCAATAGTCAGAGCCGCTTCTGATGATTTCGTCTTATCGAACTTTGTGTGTACACCCCTAGTTCTTATAAGTCGTACTTAGATAGCGATGAGATAGTTTATATGGTTAGTTTTTAAATCAGTAATATTTTATGTGTGTTGTATATATTTGTATGTAATCCGTGATGAGTATTGTTGGTGGAGTTTTGTGCTATGTAGGTTATCGATGCCGAGTTTACATTTCGACCGTGAAGTTACGATAGTACTGTGTCTGCAGCTTTATAGCGTTTTTATACGCTATAGGCTGAGACTTTTAAT